GTTTAATTCCTGTGGGCTCACCAGTCTGTGGATTCATATCTTCAAATCCTTCCAGATCTAAATTAACATGACATTCTAATAGTGTAAAAACATCTTCGGTTTGACCACTCATGGTTACACCTTCTAATTGTCTTTCCTTAGATTTAATATTATCATCTTGTGTTAGTTCATCGGACGCTACTAATTCTATGTCTCTGTAAAAACCTGATATTTGTTGTTTTCTTAATTCGTTTTCTGAAATTTTAATTACATGAACAACTGCTTCTGCATCATCAATGCTATTTGCAGTGTAAGGTACAATAATATCTTGAGCTTGAATAAATTTAGAAACAGCTCTTCCTAATGTTTCATCATAATAAACTTTTTTAAATGTGGAACCGGATAATGGTAAATAAAATAACATTTGATCAAATTCTGGTTCATATTCTTTCATAACATCCATAACTTGATAGTTCATAAATTCGGCAACTCTATCTGCTTGATCTTGAATCTCTGGTGTATCTAATCCAACAACTTGAGTTCTAACCGGTCCTTCTGCTGGTAATAATTCTTTATAAGCTAATGCTTGAAATTGTGTAACTGCTTCTGCTAAAACCGGATGTGTTGCACTTGATGCACCTTGAAATGGTTCTGTTCTTGATTCGTATTTAAATCCTAATAAATCTAATCCTTGAGTATAAGCTTTTTCCCAATCAGCTCTTGAATCTTTATAAGATTGAATATCTTGGTAGAGTTCTGAACCAAGTGTATTAAGAACTTGTTCATCTATTACTTCAGCTAAATTAGAATCAAATTGTGTTGCACCTAATGCAGCTTTTTTTGGATCAAAATCTATATCAACACTACCATCTTCGTTTTCTGTAACTTCAGTTGGTCCCGCAGGAGTTTCTTCAACAGATTGTGCAATCTGTTCTACTTCTAATTCTCCAGGTGTTAATTGATCAGCTACGTTTGGTAGCGATTTGTCTATTTCTGCCATTTGTAATTTTCTCCGATTTAACTGTTCTAACAGTATTATAGTTAATATTCAAGCCCTGTGGGTTTGGCCCTCTTAAAGGTGGTATTGTTGTTGTTAGTTTTTTAGTCATCAAATAATCCTTCATCTTTCATTCTATCTAGTTCAGATTGTGCTTGTCCTTCAGCTTCATCAAAATCATATTTAGCTTTATCTGTTTTACTAATTTTTCCAGGTGCACCAATTTTTGCTATTCCTTCTCTACCTGAAATTATTTCTTCTACAACATCTTTAGTATAATCATCTCCCTGACCCCTATAAACTAGTTCGTATTCTTCATACAGTCCCGGTGATTCTATTTTTTCTCCTGTTTTTGGATCTATTTTTGTTGAAGGTTTTATATAACTTATACGTCCTGGCATTCCTGCATCTGTTTCAAATTGAAAATCTATAGAATCACCATTATCAATAGCTCCAACTGCTTTTCCTGATTCAGGATCAACGTAGTTATGTATTTTTGCTTTTGGTCCACCTTTATATGATGCTCCCTCAAATAAAAATGTTTTTTCATTTACAACTTTACTTAAAAAAGTTGAAAACCATTCTGGTGCATTTTCTATAACTTTTGCAATTTTTGGAGCAGCTTTTTTTGCAGCTGTAAATAACTCTGGAGCATATTTAGCTGCTACTCCTAATGCTCCTACAACACCTGCACCTTTTATAAATTTTCTTTTTGATGGATCAGAAGGCCCACCTTCTGCAAGATCTATTTGATATCTTTTTCTTAAATATTCTTCAACAGGCATGGGTGAATAAGATTTAGGAGGTGCTACATCTTTTGGTTCAAAGACAGGCATGGTTTGTAATATATAATCTTCTAGTGTATCAAAATTTGGTTTCTTTGCCTCTATGTTTCCTGCTAGTTCTTCTTCAGAATAAGATTTATATTTACTTAATGGATCTTCTGGTCCTAATTTACCTTTTTGTTTTGGTCCTCTTTCTATTACTTTACCATTAGCTATTTGAGATGCATATTTTCCATATATTGAAGTTGTTGGTTTTTCAGTTAAAGTTGGAATTTGTATTTCATCAGATCCTTCTGCAAAACCAATTCTTCCACCTTTTGCAGCGCTTGCTCTAGATTCTGCTTCTTGCATTCTTTGAAAATCTTGTTCTGTTGGTGTGTAAGTAGATTCTTTTATACGTTTTTCTTTTTCTTCTGGAGACAATGCTTGAAATTCTTTGTACTGATCGTAAAAATCTTTTCCAACACCTACCGCAGATAAACCAAGACCAACTGGAGTTGCAAATCTTCCAATTTTTCCAAGTTGTAATATTTTATTAGCTATTGGACTTGTAACAACATCTTTTGCAAGTTCAGGAAGTAAAAAATATAATCCTTTTTCACCTTGACCAACAAATGCATCTAGTGCTTTTTTTGCTGTAAGGTTTCCCTCATCTGCTGCTTGTTTAAGTTCCATTCCTACATCTGTTCCATAAAAAAGAGAACTTGCTAATGGAGTTCCTATGACCTGTAATCCAGTTAAAGCACCTTTTGCAATTTGTGGTGCATATTTTCCATATACTCCTTTTACATCTTTAATAACTTCCTCTCCAACGTCTATCATTCCTGAAGGACCAAAAGCTAATTGATTACTCATACGAGACGCTAAGGATGGTTTTTCTTTAATAGCTAATGTTTCTAATGGAGTTTTTACTTTTTCAAATCCACTTGCTGCTTCTTGTAATAATCTTCTATCTGCAAATTTTGTAAGTCTTTCAATGTTTTGTTCTGGAGTAAATTTTTTTCTACCCAACGTTTCTAATTCTTGTTCTGTAATATCTTTTATATTAGCCCCAGTGTTTGCTTTATAAGTAGACACCGCAAGATCAGTTAATGGATTTTCTTTTACACTTTTTAAATGATCTATATTTAATGGTTGTTTATTTCCTGTAGCTTGTTGTAATGCTTTTAATAAAGTTGTTTCTTCTTTTGTAACAGGATTAATATATGACATATCTTTAACATCTTTTATTTCCTCAAATACTTTTTTATATTCATTAAATCTTGGATCTCCTTTATTAATAAGTTCTTTAATTTTTTTAACAGTTAAAACATCATTATTTTTAACATCTAAAATTTTAATTTTATCATAAAATTTTGTATTACTTTTTGGTAAAACTTTAAACAATTCTCCGCCTTGATTATCGTGTCTTACTAAATCTCTTACAATAAATTCCTCTATTCTTCTTGGAGAAGGTCTTCTTAAACCAGCAGTGGTTAATTCTAATTTAGATTCTATATTTTTTAAAGTTGCATCTTTAAGTTTTTCATTTCCTTTTGCAATTCTTTGCTGAACTTTATCTACATTAGAAGCTAACTCATAATCTTTATATTTTTTATTTTCATTTAAATATTTACTTAATTGTCTTTCACTAACAGGAGGAAGTTCTTTATTTAAATTATTTCTTGATAAATCCATTAAAGGTCGTTTGCCTTGAACCACTTCATCAATAATATCGTAAAGTTTATCTTTTACTTCTAAACTAACTCTACCCACGCCTTCTCTTTGTAACTTTGTTATTTTATCATATTTTTTTCCTAGTGCTTTTCTATAAAGATATTCTCTTCTTTTACCTTCAGCAAACTTTTCATTTAACTCTGGCAAAGTTACTACTTCTCCTTTAGATAATTTTTTATCTACATATTTTTTTATATCTTTAAGTATCTTTTGTTTTGAAGGATCTCCTCCTTCAGCAAAAGTCTCTCGCTGCTCGCCACTAGCGACTGGTGGCAGGGACGGGGGTTCTTGCCTAGTTAAATAAGCCATCATTTGATTGTATTCGTGAATTTTCATTTATTCTCCAGCCAGGTAATCAAGACCAACAGAACCTCCTCTTGCTTTCTTCTCTGGTTCATTTGGTTTATTAATTCCAAATTCTTGTTCTGCTTTTCTACCTTCTTCTATTGATACAGATCCTGGTAATCTATTTTCATCAGGTTCAAATTTAAATTTAGATCGAGCAAATTTTTCTGCTTCCATTTCTGTTTTTAAATTTCTAAGATTTGGAATTAAACTATCTAATTGTTCTAAAGCTCCTTCACCATAAATCCTTCTAAAAGGATCTAATGGTTCTCCCATATTGATTGCTTCTGAAACAGTTATGTTTTTAATTTTTCCTGCTTTAATATCATTAATTAAAATTTCTCTTGCTGTTGATCTAACTAAACCTTCATCATTTAATCTTGACATAGATTGCTGTGATGCTCCAAGATCTTTTAATACATCAGTAAGAGTTGCTTTTTCTCCAGTCTGTTTTTCCATTTCTTTACCAAGTCTTTTTAATTTATTAATTCGAGATTGAATATCTCCAGCTAATGTTCCTGGAGGACTTGTTTGACCCGCTTCTTCAACTAATGATGCTAAACCTTTTCCAGCGATTGGTTCTTTAGTTCCAATACCAATTACTTCTGCAGATATAGTAGGTTTAATTTCTCCAATTGAAACAAGATAGTCATGTAATCTTTTAACATTGCCTTCATAAATTAATCTTTCAGCATCATTCATTCTTGAAATATATGGTGCTTCGTCTTCAATAACTTTTTTTAATTTTTCAAATACGGCAGGATTTTCTGAAGATCTAAATACATCAAATTCATTTTTTAAAGGACTAGATTTATTTGAAGGTAGTTTAATAACGTTTGTACGAGTTCCTATAGTTCTTGATATAATATTTTTACCAAATATTGCTTGCAACATTTCAAATAAATTTTTCATACTAATAATAAGTTTTATTGTTTCTGATTATAGGTTCATCTTTGTAATCCTCAGGATGCTCTACAAAGCCACCTTGTCTAAAACGCATGACTGCTTGTGTCATTGAATCCACTAGATCGTCATGATCTCCATAGGGAAACGCAGCACACTCTTCAATGACTTCTTGTGCAAACTCTTTGTCTACAGGTGCCCATATCTGACCCGATTCAAACAAAGGCGCAACAGAGTTAACTCTAGTGTGCTTATCGTTACCTTTTGAAGGTGTATAGTTTATAACAGGGATCCCCATTTTACGCAATTCATATGTTAATGGAAGACCTGATGCTTTTGCTTCAATCAATACAGTTTCTGGTTGCCAATATTGATATTGTTGATATGCTATCCTTCGAAGCTCAGGAAATTCAAATCTATCTTTAACAGCATCTAGCAAAATAAGTTGTGGTCCTGAGTCTTCATTATTGTGAAATACTCCCCACGTTGTTATTGCAGAATAATCCGCAGTTTCTTTTTTCATGAATGCCGTATCATAAGATTGTATAACATGTTCAAGAGGAGGTATTGTATCCTTCTCCCACTTACGCCACCATTCACGTTTAATTAATGCACCTTCTTCTGAAGTTGGATTTTGCATCCATTGTGCGTTCCATTTTTGTAAACTTAAAGAAGCTTTAACACCTTCTAATTCTTCTAACTTCCAATACTCTGGCCATACTGCTTTGCCTGATGGTAGTATTGCCGGGAACTCAATCACTTCCCATTTGTCTGATTTCACGTTGCCAGTATCTTTAAGCAACGCACCTGTCAAATCTTTTACATTCCATCTTGTCATAACCAGAACAATAGCTCCACCTGGCTGCAAACGTTGACGAGGTCCTGATGTATACCATTCATAAGCACGTTCTAATGCATCTATGTTCATTGCATCTTGTTCAGAATGTGGATCATCTATAATTAACAAATCTGCACCTCGACCTGTAATAGCAGATCCAACACCCGCTGCGTAATACTCGCCACCTTGTTCTGTTTCCCATTTACCCGCTGCTTGAGAATCTTCTCTTAATCTTGTTGGAAAGATTTCTTTGTACTCAGGAGCATCCATTAAATTTTTAGCTTTACGACCAAATCGTACAGCAAGTTCTGTAGTGTGAGTTGATTGAATAATTTTTAATTTAGGTCGTCTTCCTATCATCCAGGCTGGTAACAAGAAGGAAGCAAACTCTGACTTTGTATGCCTTGGTGGCATATTGATAATTAATCTTTTGATTTTACCATTAGCAATATCATTAAATTTTTCTGCAATTCTTTGATGATGTTTACCTTCTATAAATTCTGGCCAAACACGTTTAACAAATGACATAAAATCATTTTGTGATTTTTCTATACTACGTTTTTGTGAAGCTAATGTTGCAGCTTCAATAAATTCTTTT